CTCCATAATATTACGAAGGCTATTCATGTTAAATAAAAGGGGATGCTCAGCACCCCCTAGTTTAATTGTAGTGCTCATGGCACAAATATAATACTATTAAGATACTGTGCCAATAGTCAAAGCTCCAGAGCCCTGCAAGGTGCCTGTCCAAGTTGCTTTGTCATTGTTTGGCGCGCTCAAACTTAAGCTAGTAAAGAAAGCAGAGCCAGTATATTTTTCGTCGCCTGTTACATTTGAAGACATAACAATAGTCAACAAAGTGCCCGCGAGCAAATCGGTAGCCAAATCTTTAAAAGATTGTTGGGTAGCCCCTACGCTAGAGTCATCTTCAAAGATTGCTTCGACGTTCAGGGTGTAGCCATACTCGCCGGCTAAAAATTCCTTTGCGCCTGCGCTGTCTTTGCTAGTTACGTCGATCATGTCTTTAGAAATGTCGAGAGAGTTAGAAGTTGCGTTTGCAATCTTCTTAAGTGAGCCCGCTACATCTTTATAGATTGCAATGAGCGTGCCGTTTACTGGTCCAGTAGTTGCCATTTTATTTATATATTAAGTTATTTTTCTTCGCTAATTTGGCTAGGATTTTATCCACGCCGTTAATAATCCCGTCCGTTACCTTGCCTGCGTTTTGGTCCAAAGCTGGGCGCATAAAAGGGCGCGCTTCAATGATGCCAGTATAGCGGCCTGTTTTTTCCTGTATACGCGAAACAGTGCCGTATTCAAACATGGGTCCGAGGTAGTTATTGTAATACTCCTTCCGCAATCCAATAAGCACTTTCGTTTTATTGTCTTTATCCTTCCCGGTAATAAAGCCTATCGACTTGGCAAGGTCTCCAGTTTCTTTAGGTGCTAAGCTTTGCGCTGTTTGAATGATCGGCAAGGCTTTAGCTTTGAGCATGCGCTGTAATTCTGGGCTGTCTATTTCGACGCCCATCGCTTTTAAAGAGTTAATAACCTCTGCGATATTTTCAACTTTATTGCTCACTCTGTTAATTCCGTTTGCAGTTTCAAATATAAATTGCGTGCTATGTTTGCAATGTTAACAATATTGTGATTAAGCCCCGCGTCCACTACTCTGTCCTTAACTCCGATTGCCGAGTTATAGCGCACGGTATAATAAACTATTTGCTTATGCTCTCTGCGGTCCGCATTCACTTGCTCGATTCCGCTATCCTGTTCTTTGCGCTCAGCCCAAGCCGTTGCGTAAGTCGTCCAAGATTGCAACTTCTCCCCTGTGTTCGTGTCTATTGTTTCGGTGTACCTCTGCAAAGTTACCAGTACATCCATTGCGCCCGCATTCATTACAGTATAACTTGGATTTTGTACGGGTCTAATAAATACTCAAAGCCTAGGGATATTTTGGCTTGTATAGTTCCAACTACAATAGCATTCCTGTTATCATAGTACTGCCCAACTAAAAGCAAAGCGGCGTGTTTAATTGCCATTGGGAAAATAGTATCTGGATCTACTGCGCTAGTTCCCACTGGATTAAATCCCTCGCTCACTTCAATAATGTATTTAATAGTATCGTCAGTAATCGAGTCGGGCGCGGTATTGATAAAGATATTACGGCTATAGTTCCCCATTGGGTCGGGCGCTGTGATCCAATCGCTGCCAGCAAATGCCGTTACCGCTTGGTTAGCGTTTACATAGCTCACAGAGTTTACAGCCAATACGCGGCTATTTACGCGTAGATAATTGCCTGAAGGTATATTGAGACCATTAACGGGATTGATTAAAGCAGGCGATCCCGTAAAGCTATCAAAGCCGTATTTGGCCGTCCCCTTCTTAATCGAGTAGCCCAAGTAGTTGCTGCAAGCATCCAAAGCCATAGAAATAAGCCCCGTAATATAACTGTCGTCATCTGAGGCAGTAACGCGCAAATGCTGTTTAGCATCGGCTAAACTCAAGTAGTCTGTGGCTACATTTGCAAAGGCTGTGTATCTTCTACTTTTAAACATTATTCGGCATCTAATTCGGTCTCTGGGTTAGTCGGTTTCTTTTTGGTCTTTGGTGCAGCTATAATTTCAACAGCCCCCGCCTCAAGTAGTAGCTCCCCCTGCTTATTTTCAATTTCTACAACTTCGCCCAAGTTATAACTTAAGTTAAATTGCCCTGTCGGATTGATCAAAAATTTTACTAACATTTGGCCCGTGGGGAGTAACTCAATACCCCCCGCAGCACTCGGACTTTAACGCCCCCGAGCGGGCAGGTTATTAGGCTACGATGTCCTTACAAACTGCGAAGGCCGCAGGTTGCAACAAAGCAGTATCCAAATAAGCGTTAAGTACTACGTTGGTCAAGCCAGCAGTAGCGCCTGAATATGGGTCCACCGTCAACTCCATTCCACCCCAAGAACCCACGCACATTCTACTGAAGTCGCCAAAAATTAGGGCAGACAAAGTAGAGCTAGAGCCTTTGCTCAAGTTGCTAGGAACTAAAGTAGAAGTCTGAACGTTGTAACCGTTCAAGTCTGTACCACCTGCAGGCCAAATGAAGTTACCTTCAACACCTGAAGCCTGACGGCTAGTTGTTTGCAATTTAGCTTTTACGCTTGGGTTAGTGATGTAAGCAACACCATTACCGTTAGCGTTTTCTACTGCCTTCATCAAGTTAACTACGTCGGCCCAAACTGGAGCGGCTCCGTTAGCGTTGGTAGAGTTAGAAGTTGCACCACCGGCAAAAGTTACATTTACGTTAGCGTTAGCAATAATACCAGTAGGCTCGTTAGATCCACCGCCTTTAATAGCAGCAGTTTCCAAAGATTGTGCCATAGCATTAAGCAACCAGTTGCGAACGTACCCATCAATAGAGTTGCTAGATTGTAGCATAAGCTGATTAGATACCTGAATATAGGCAGCCAAACGCTTAGGGCTCAAAGTGATTTTGCTGAAGGCGGGGCTCTTTTCAGTAGCTGTACCGTTTTCAGTATTCCATCCAGCTGAAGGCAAAGTGCTAGCAGTTGGTAGATCCAAGTTCCCAACCAACCCGCTCAACTGTTGAACGCCCAATCCTGCCAAAATAGTTTTAGGCAACAATACGTCAATAATTGAACCCACTGAAGTTTGGATGTTTACGCCACCTTCAGAGCCTGAGCTTCCGCCCGTTGCAGTCATATCGCGTTTGAATACTTCAGATGGGATTTTGATAGAGTGAGCAGAAACGCTAACGCCTGAACGTTGGAACTCTTCGCCACCCATTGCAGAAAATTCGCCTTCAACGCCTTCACGACGGCCAGTAATAGCCATTTCCATCGCACGCTTAAAGCTGTAATCTTTAGCCATGTTAGACTTTTCTTTTTCCTCGCTACGGCTTGCGCTGTGGCCTGCTGCCTGAGCTGCAAGATTTTGCAATTTCTCTAGAGTTTCAACCTCAGACTTAATCGCACCCAAACGGGCTTCGATTTCGCTTAAGCGGTTAGTTTCAGTGTCAGCCATAGAACGTGCTTCACGCTCGATGGTAGATTGTAGGGTAGACAATTCGCCTAGCAAACGTCCACGCTCTTCTTTTAGGGCTTTAATTTTATTCATGATTTTTGTTTTTTTTAATAGTTTGTGTATCTGGCTAAAGCAAGTTTTAAAATATCCGCGCTAGCGTTGCTTTGTTTTGCCGCTTCAATTTCTAGCTCTTGATCGCGCAAGGCTGCAATGCTGCGAGCGTCGGCTTCCGTTTCCTCGTAAGCTGGATAGGTTACAGGGCTCACGTCGTAAAGGTCCTCAATAACTTTGATAGTACGCTTTCCCATCGTGCCGTATTTAGTTGACTCGCTCCAGTTCTGCTCTTTGATTGTAAAAGCAAATGAGCTTTGCGTAATGTCTCCGCGCATAATAGAGCGAACTACTGACATGTGCGTAGGGTTCTCATAATCTGGTATCCAAGTATACTCTAAATTCCCGTCACCATTTACAAATACTCTGCAAGTGTCTGCCTTTGTACGGCCTAGAATTAACTCGGCTTCATGATTAAACAAACAGCGAATATCGTAATCTTTACTTAAAGCATTATCAAACGCCCCCGGTAGTATAACCTCCTCAAAGTACCCGAGGTCTGTAACTGAATTAACAACGGCAGCAATCCCGCCAACTTCCAAAGGCATGCCTTCGCCGTCTGCTCTAGTGTGGACGGTGCCCGTGTAGGTCCGTTTTTCTTGTTTCATTTTAGTTTATTGTTTGATTATTTACGCCGTCGGGGTTATTGTTTTTGTCTGCGGTCGCCATAAGGTTTGCTATCTTGGCATCCATATAAGCATTGATCTGACTGCTAGGCATTAAGTTGGCTTCGATTAAATACTCGTCGCCCCCATCAAACGCGTTCACGTCCTCGTATACTCGCGCCTCATTTCTAGAAAGCCAGCCGCCGCGGATGCCTTTATTGTAATAGTCTGCTCGCTCGTTAGCGGAGGCTCTCAATAGTGAGTTAAAATTAAATTTAAAGTAATAAGTAAGTTTATCGTTTTCCGTTAACAACTTGCGGGCTAGTTCCTGCTCGATATTAATTGCATAGCTCATTAAAGTGCGCGCGTAGAAGTCTTGATATTCCTGCTCAACGCTTGACTTGATCCCTGCAGTTGCGCCGATCATAGAGGCAGGAACTCCAAAGATACGCGCAATTTCCTCGCTGCTGAATTTACGAGTCTCAAGATACTGCGCCTCTTCAGGGCTAAGGCTAAGCTTCTCCATCTTGATGCCGTTGGGAAGTACCGCGCTGCGGCTTGCCCCGTCTATAACATCGTCGAGGGATTTTTTCAAAGGCCCCGCTTGGTCTATTTTAATCTGCGAGTCTGAAGTTAACAAAAACTTAAGCACCCCATTTTTATAAACTCCCGCGCTCTGGCTTATTGCCGCCAAGTCTATACCTAAAGTTTCCGCGTGCAATACTACTGGGCTCAAACCTACTAGCGGATTATCGCCACACATTCCTTTGAAGTGTAGCATTTCCGTTGCAGGGATCATCCCCGGGTATCCTGCGAGTGTAACCTTGTAAAACAAAATCCCGTCCTGCATAACAGGGGTAACGTACTGCGGCGCGATTGGGTGCAACTCTATGCCGATGTTTCGGACATCACGATTAATAAAAGCGTAAGCGTTCCCAGTAAGCGCCAAGTGGCTAGCCATGTACTTAATAAAATCGTATTTAGTTTGATAGGGATTCGGCTCGTTTGTTAAAGCTGTGGCGTAGTGCACAACTATTTGGTCTCTGCTTTGCCCATCGTCTTTATACAACTTTAAGCCAAGCCCCGCGATCCCGTCCGCAATAACTCTAACGCAAGCGTGCACGGATGCAATGCTTAGCGCCGTTGTATTATTTACAGCCTGCCCGCTTTTAGTTTGGTAGCCGAAAATATTATTTAAAGTGTTCACGAACCAGTCAGCGGGTTGCGTTAGCATTGACCGCTTTTCTGTTTTCCGTTCCCAAAATCGTAGATTCATCGCCCGCAAATTACAACCTCTTTAATTCTGCCGTGTTAACAAATCTTATTTATTACGCCCCTGCGCTAGCCACCTGCAAAGAGCCGAGCGAAATACGTCGTAGTTTTTATAACGCGGCGCGCCGTACCTTTCCAGATACTCCGCTTCCGTAGCGTTATAGGCATCCTCGTAAGTTCTAAACTTAGGGAGGTTAAAATAATACTTGTTCATAAAATCGTCAACGAATCTCATAAGCTTATAAACCAGAAGTCTGTTTCTTTTTCTTTGGCAGCGTCTTGCATAGCCGTGCCTAATGCCATTACAATAGATACAGGCCCGTCGACCTTATCGCCTGACTTGGCTTTGTTAATTTTAATATTGCCCGCGGGGTCGCTTGCTAGCAATACATTACCCATCATCCAACGCGTTACGGGGTTGCCATCGTGTTTAAGTCTGCCGTCTTTAACTAGTCGCTCCAATTCCTTAGTTGGGCTGCTCATTGAAATAAAGCCCTGCCCAAAGGGATACATTTGCAATCCCTCGTTTTGTAAATCAATTACAAGCTGCGAAGCGTTGAAGCGGTCGTAAGCAATGTCCTTAATTTCAAACTCCTGCGCAAGTTCTACTATCTGCGCCTTAATAAAATTATAATCCGTTACGTTGCCCTCCGTTGCAATTATCTGGCCGTCTGCAATCCATTGCCTAATCGAAGCGCCTGCTGCGTCCTTTCTTTTGTAGGCTGCCTCGCTTGGTAAAAAATACCACGTGCGAATAGCCGAGGCCTCGGGCCAGTATAAAGTAAACGCG